TCCAAACTGGAAACTCAGGGTCTCCGCCTTCAAACATAATCCAAATATCTTGTCCCTTTTTAGGGATAATTCTATGGGGTGTGTGCTCTGCTGTCGTGTTAGTCTCTTGACTATCATTCCATTTTTGGGTTGTATTTGCCACAGTCTTGTGTGGGTGCTTAAGAGTATTGCTATTTTTAGCTACAACTGTTAGAGCGGGTACTGTAATACTTACCGAGCCACCTTGAGGATCCGCCGCAGTTATAGATTTAGTTGATGTTGTAAGCAGTGCTGCAACCGCTGAAGCTGTATGTTCCTGATGGTCAGGGTGGTTAGAGTTGCTTGTAATAGGTAGGCAGGCTTTAGCCCAGCCATGCTTTGCAGCACCCGTAGCTTGGTGCAAAGTAAACTTAACTCTGCTCTTCTTTATCGGATCATTAATGTCTATAACCCTAGCCGAGTAGATGCCATAAAGGCGTGTTCTTCCCAACTCATCTTTATTGAAACCACCACTAGACACTTGTTACCTCCGTCGTTTTACCAGCTGCCCATGTAGTTTTACGCACAATTTGAGAAAAATTAGGCGGATTTACAGCGTAGATATTACTGCTAATGCTTTCAGGAATTGCTACTTCTGAAGGAACAGTAGTTGACGTACTATCTGTAGTGCCGTAGTTTTGGGCAAAGTCAGAACTATTAGGTGATAAGTCTACACTAACTAGGATAGGTTCTTGAACACCACCAACAGCCTGTCCAACAAGCTCAGCTTGCACATTTCTAGTTACAACTGCTTTTGCTGCATTAGGGTCTGTCTCTCCTATAACATCGGTTCCTACCTCTAGCTCTAACATATAGCGAGCTGGGCTACCACCAAATGTGTGGCGAACAGAAAGTACTGTCCAGTAACCTGAAAGTCCGTTAGGCAACCCGTCAAGGTATATAGGATAGTACGGGCGCACATTAGCGTTGCCAACAGTTGACACTATAGCCCTATGTGCATAGCGTTTATTTGCGGCATAGTCATTAGCAATCTGTTTTGCTTCTGTAATGTTGTTAACAACTTCTTGCGTAAGATGTTGATCATATAGGGCTTTGCTCTTAGCTCCGGCTTTAGTTGAGGAGTATGTACTCATAGAATAAATGTCTCCCCTGGAACTACTACGCCCTTGCTATATAGGTCAGCCTTTTCTTTAGGGTGTTTTGTAGAGATAACTTTACCAGTTTTTTCATGAACACCAGTAACAACACGGTTTACACCAATTCCTTGTTCAGGAGATTCATCAGATAGTTGCCCCGTAAATGATGTGATTGTTCCGGTATTTCTATCAGACTTGGTAGCAATACCACCATTAGGATCATCTACGTAATAGAAATAAGGCGCACTTTTTTTATGGTCTCCGTATAGCTTTGTCTTAGACATAAAAGTAATAGTGTTGTTTTCAGCAAGCAAAGCAAAGCCGGTCTGCTTGGCAAGGCGTCGACACATCTGCCAATCAGATGTATCACCAGTTTGAACAATAATTTTTCTCTTACGAGGGTGCTTTTGTGTTAGGGCTTTCATGCCATGCTTTTTTGCAATCTTTGTTACTACCTGGTCAGCTGTAGAGTTAGTATAGGTTTTCTTGTCTGGTTTCATTAGTAATGATGATGCTCCAACACAGATGACGTCTGTATTGTTTACCTTCATACTGTTATCAGAATCTACCGCATGTATAAAACCGCTGAACTTTCTTTTTACCTTTTCAGCCTCAAACTCAAAGTTTACAGGGTCAAATTTCTTTAGCTCTGTGCCTTTTACAAAAGGTTTTCCTTTAAAGTGCAGCACAATTCTGTCGTGCTGATCCATATCTTGATAGTATTCAGCACCTATTAGCACGAGTTCCATCTCAGGTGCTTTAGGAAAGTTGACAGAAAACTTTACATTAGCGGCAGCATCTGTCCAACCAAAGTATTTAGTTGATGGTGTATTAATTGCCATAAGGAACCCTAATAACTGTTCCGGGTTCTATTGTAAATGGGTTGGTAATTTCTGGATTAATTTCCATAATTTCCCACCAATATTTAGAACCATCACCATAGGTATCAGCAAGCGCCCCTAAAGAATCTCCATAGACCCAAGTATGGTCAATATACCTGACTGTCTTAGACCCAGGAAACTTTCTAAATACGCCAATCGTGTATACCCCGGTGTACTTATGTTTAATCTGGATAAGGGGTCCGTCATAATAACGAGATACGTTTTCTATCATGATCACTTTCCAGTTCTAGTTGTAGTAGTTTTTCCAGCTTGGCTCTTTTGGAATGAATCTGCTTGTGCCTTACCAAAGTAACCAGTTTTGTCAAATACTGGGTAACGAGTAAAGGTAAGAGAAACAACAGTAAAAATAGGCACCATTTCTGTCGTAAACATTACGTGATTAACCGACATGTTTGACAAGCTTACATAATATCGTAAGTTGTCGTTTAAGAATAACCAGAAAGGAACACCAGTAATGTACCCAAAGTCAGCAGTAATTTGCTTAGTAAGAGTTAGGTTTGTTTCTACAGGATTACCATTTGTTATTCTATAAAGATACTCAATGTCATATTCAGTGCCTCTTGTTTTAAGCCCAACTTTTTCATTTTCAGTTAAAGGTCTAGGATAGTTATTTGGTTTATACCCGCTGTTTAATTCAGCTAAATCTGCAATACGATTTAGGTAAAGGTCAAATGAAATAGTCATTGGGCCACCTAATATGTTGGCACTATCTGCTGTACCAAGAGTATAGTCAATAGGGGTGTTTGATGATGTGCTATAGGAAATACTAGTTGGGTTGTAATTAAACTGAAATCCCCAAGCATTTACTTTCGTAGCTGTTGTGCTATTAATAGCAGCTAGCTTTGTATTCAATAGCTTAGCACTATCTGCATCTTGAATCATTTTTCCTAGAGCATAGCGACCGCCTACTTGACCGGCAATATTTGCATTACCTGTAGCTCGTGCTACTTCTGCAAAACTAGGTCGACGTGTAAAGAAGTGATTAGGTGGATTAAAAGTTTGACTATCGTTTGGCGCTACAAATGGGTCGGCTACAACTTCTTTTTTCTTAGTGTAGGTGTGGTTAATGGCAGTCAAAAGGGCAGCTTCTGCTTTTCTATATCCAGTGCCTTTTTGCTTAGCGTCCACGTTTTTAATATCAGGGCTAGCTTTTTTGCCGTCTGTTGTAAAGTATTTAGTTACGGTTGTGTATTTTCCATCGCTACCTTTTGTTTGCTTTACGGCAACCCACTGTTTAGTTTGGGCATCGTATTTAGCTTGACTACTAGTTTTGCTACCAACAAAGGCCACAGCTGCATCTGGAATAGGTGGAATAGTAACTGTTGCTGTACTGTAATTAACACTCTGTACGGCCGTTACTCCTGCTGCAGTTTGGGCAGCTGTAAAGTCCAAAGGTACAGCTACTGGGGTTTGGTCTGATGGTGAGGTTTCACGAGTGACCGCAAAGCTTGGTTTAAAGGTTGCAGGGGCTGTGTTAGCTTTAAAGTTAACTACAAATTTAACTAATCCCAAACTACCTTCTGTATAGTTTACTGTTGTAACCTGTGGACTATTTACCCAGTCTACGGCACTAGTATTTCTTGTAGCAGTCACATGGGCATTTCCAGTACCGGCTGAAGCAGTTAGCTGGGTAATTGTTCCGCTATCATTTTTAAATACCTTAATAACGTAAAGACCTTGAACATAGCTTGCTAGATTTTCGCTAGGCGTATTTACAGGAATCCAAAGATCATTAATCTTTACCTGTAACTCTGAGGTATAAAAATAAGTCACAGCCATTAGTTAGTACCTATTCTTTCTAGTCTTAGCTTATCTTCAAGCCGTTCTGAGAAGATCTTTACAAGACGCTCAGCCTCAGCTGGGCTAGCCTGTGCAATGCTAACTTGCATGTTGACATTTATAGTAGCCCCACCTAAGCTTCCAGAACCGCCGTTTCTAATTCTATCAGCAGTCTTAGCATTGAGAATCATTTCATCTTTGTGGACAAACGCAAGTTGATCTTGTGGTACCTGGCCAACACCAGTGTCATAAGAAGGAATCTTAAGTGCGGCCTTAGTAACTGCGGCATCAGATAAGAACTTACCAAAAACACCGCTAGTAAATGTGCTCCAAGGTTTCCAGTTCTTACCCATCTTACTTTTAACCATAGCAGCTTCAGCATTAAAGTCGGAAACTGGAAGGCGTCTAGCATCACGGTACTTATCGTTATAGTCTTCCCAATGCTTTAAAGAACGAATTTGGAATAGGCCAACACTAGGCCCCCATTTATGGGTTTGAAGATGTATGTCACCTAGAGCACCAGGGCGTCCACCAGACTCAGCCATAGCTACAGAGAACGCTGTGTCAAGTGACTTGCCCTTAAAGCCCTTACGATACAGAAGCTGCATTAGCTCCTTATTGTGAATCTTTCCTTTATCACCAGTTAGTCCAGAATAGTCAATACCCTGGTTTTGCATATCCTTAAGTTGGCTTTTAGATAAATACTTAGCAATGTCATTATAAGAAATAGCATCCGTACCGTGTGTAAAGTTTGAAAGCATAGACGCAAGACTTGGAGAATTTAAGCTGCTGTTCTGCCCAAGCAATGATTTCTTAGACATATTAATATTACTGTCGGTTCCGTATGTACGACCACGGGGGCTAGGGCCCATTCCAAGGAAGCCTTTAATATTATTAAATAGGCTGCTTAACCAACCACCACTCTTAAATAGCTTTTCAGAGTCTACCTGTCCTTTGCCAGGAGAAACTGTAGTTCCATATTCAAAGTGCAGGTGTGGGCCATTAGAGTTTCCAGAACCAGGGGCACCATCACGACCACCAGATAGTGCAATTAAATCCCCAGCGTTAACAGTTTTGCCAGGTCCTGCAATTACTTTGTTTAAGTGTGCGTACAAAGACTGCTTATTGTTCTTGTGTTGCAATACTAAATAGGTACCGTAACCCTTAGGATCATTTCCTTGACGAAGAACTCGTCCGCCATCTACTGCACGAAGTGGAGTATTTTCTACAATACCGTAATCTGTACCGTGGTGGAATGAGCTAGAAGGCATTCCCTTTGAGTTATATGTAACTTTACGTGGACCAAAATGAGATGTGATTCGGGCACCGGATGGCACCGGGGATACTATCTTTCCAGATGCGGCCGCAGCTGCATGTGAGGAAGAAGATGCTTGACTAGAGTCTCCCGCTTCTCCACCTGTTCCTTTATTAGAAGCAAAGAGTTGTCCAAGAATATTAGCACCAGCTGCTCCAACACCAGTTACTAGACCAGCAAGACCAAATGTTTCGGCCCCACCAAGAAGTTCTCCACCAACAAAACCAGCACCAAAACTACGCCCTACAGAACCCCAATTAAATTTGCCATTGTTATTTCTGTCTTTATAGCCTTCATAACCAGATAAAGCTGCGCCTAATACGGGAAGTGCTTTACCACCAAACTTTGCCACACCAGTAGCTTTACTACCAAGCTTACTAATCAACCCACCAATACCAGAGGTAGCTCCCTTAGTAGCTGTAGTTTTACCTAAACCAAGAAGTTTTCCAGCAGCTTTTAGTTGTAGTACATTCATACCCATACCAAGTGCTGAAGAACCTAATCCAGCTACTGTTCCAGCTGCGTTACCTGCAGATGGGAATGTTTGCAAAAAACCTTTTAAACCCATAAGAGCTGTTGTAACTCCACCAGCTGCTTCAGCTACTCCAGCAAATGCGTTATTAACTGCTGTAGCCCCGCCAAGTCCTGCGTTGTAACCACCTACTAATCCTTTTTCAGTACTTTGAAGTACTTTGGCTTCACTAGTGTTGTACTTAAACATTGCACGAATAGGGCTATCTTTTCCTACCCCAAGTGTGTCTAAAGATTTTTGTGAGTCTTTTAGGGTTGCTGCGGTAAGTGGAGCACCGGAATTAGCACGGGCTAGCACACCAGCTTGCAGAACCTGCATAAGGTTTTGATCCCCACCAGCCATCTGTGAGATGGTGTAGTAGCTTCGAGATCCTGGGCGGAAAGCAAGCATTGCTTCCTGAGAACTAATTTTTCTTCCACGGTACAAGAAGTTGTACACGTCATTAATCATCTGAGATGGTGGCTTTTGATTTCCCTTTGAGTCACGAATACGGATACCCGCACGAAGGAAGTTCATACCATTGGCGCCAGCTACAGCTGCAGCGGCACGTTCATTTGGCATACCAGTAATTGCAGAGATACCTGCAACCTGTCCCATAATATTTTTAGAGCTAAGAGAGTTAGCTGTATACCCACCTTGATAGGCAAGTGCCATAGCAGACATGGTTGGTCCCATAGCGCTAGTAGCACCATTACCAACAAGACGATTAGATTGCCCAATAAGGTTACGGGCCGTCATTCCGCTCACGCCAGCAGTTGTATCTGCAGCGATTCTCTGCGTGACAGCATTCATCGTATTTGGTGCCATAGACATAGCTGTAGCACCAACAGCCATGGCACCAATGCCTAGCTTTTGCCCACCAGACATTGAAGCCCATACAGATTTATATCCGTACTGAACTTCGCCCATTCCAAGGTTTAAACTCTTGGATCCTGCGGTATCACCTCGTAGGTTTTTACCTATCTTTTCAGATGACTTCTCAGCACCAAGGAGGGATTTGGCAATCTTCTCAATGTCTTTTACAGCTTTTTCAATTCCTTTATTTAAGGATTTTTCAAAGCCAAAACCACTGGATGAAGACGACGAAATAGCACTCGGTTCATCGGAACCTCGTACTATGTTTTGTCCTGCCATTATCTACTCACCACCTTAGGTCGTAATGTTGCTTGGGTTAGCCAAGTCATTCTTTCTCTTGGAGATAAAGATTTGAGATCTACTAATGTCCACCCTGGGTAGTACTGTGACAGCATGTCAATAGTCTTAACCAGAATCTTATAATCTATCTCACCATCAAAACAAGTCCGCTAACGTTAGCGGTAGCGGGACCTCCTGCCCGCAGGCCTGACAGTTCTTCTTTACTTCACTAAGTTGTGGACCAGGGTTGCGATCTGATATAGCGTTCAGGATCTTTCTACGATCATTAATACTTAGGTCACGAACCTGATTTGCAGACATGACCGGGAGTCCGTTTATTGTTGCAATACAGCTCTTGAGTAGGAGAGTATCCAACTCAGCTGATGTTTTGTTATTTGAGTTTACAATCTCTTTCTGTGTACCGCCATCAGGTAGGTTAACTCGAACTTCCCCAATTTTGCAATCTACAGCAAATGATCGCTCATCATTTTCCAAAGCTTTTACTTTTACATCTTTAGTTAAATTAACCTCAAAAATTTGCTCTTCCTCGCAATGAGGGCAAGCACCTGGTCCGAGCTTAATTACTTCTCCAAAAGTAGCCTTACGAATTGCTAGGAGGAGCATCTCACGATCTCCAGCTAGTAACGAGTCTAGATCTTCTCTTGAAGGCTTCTTATCACCAATTAATACTGTGGCACGTTCTAGGATCATTAATAGTCCCTTTCCCATGTCCGCAGCTTTGGCAATAGCTTCTTCATCAGAACCATTTAGTTCACGAACTTCTGCTGTCTTGACTGTTCCATCAATTGGATCAAACAATCCACCAGGTAGTTCTACTGTTGTATCAGGAGGTAGTTGAATATCAGATTCCTCTGATACTGATACTACCTCCTGATTAACAGCCTGAATTGCTTCCGTAGCTAGCTTTGATGCTAGCGTTGGGTCTTGTGCAGTTGTAACTTTTTGTGTGGCCATATTGTGTTCCTTTTCAGTTTAATTGTTATGCGTGTGTTGCGCTTGCTGTGTAATCCTTAGCAATTGCTACGTCAAAGCCTTCATGCACGATAGTCATTTCTTCTACCATCAATGCGTTTGCGCCAGCGTCAAGGTTTCCATATGACAAGGATGTAATCCAAGCGTTGTAGACCTTGATTTCCATTGATGCATGCTGTGCGCCTACACCAGTAGTTGTTACTGCCCCACCTTGAGCTGTAAGTCCAGATGGGTTTGGGTGGCTTAGTACCTTGATTGTAACGTTGCAGCGGAATCCTGCGCCTACGCCAGCAGTTGCATTCTGGCTAAGTAGTGCAAAGATGCGCTTCATCCACTTTGAATTAGAGGTCTGTCCTAGAAGGATTCCCTTTGAGAAAGTGATTGGTGTGAAAGATGTTTGACCAGGGATCTGGTGAACATTGGTATTAAAACCACCTTCACGGTATGCAATTGATTCGATAGAAGCAGTCATGCCGGAAACTGAGACGAATCCCATTGTTCCAAGACCACCGTCAGTCCATCCGTCAATTGGTTCAAAAGTCACAGCAAATCTAAAATTACGGATTGGATCCGTAACCAGCGTACTCTGTGGCTTGTCAAATGTTGATGGTGTATCAGCCATTTTTGTTTATCTCCTTACGCCGAAGCGGTTCCGGTTAATTGTGAAAGCTTGATCACAATAAACTCTGCTGGGTATTCAAGAGCAACGCCGACTTCAATATTAATGCGACCATTTTGTAGGTCAGCAAAGCTATTGATTGAGGCATCGCATCGCACGAAGAACGCTTCTTTAGTAGTAGCACCACGAAGTCCACCTTGCTGCCAGTATGACTGCAAGAATGCACCTAGAGAGGTACGGATACGAGACCATAGACGTTCGTCATTGTTCTCAAAGACTGCGAACATTGAACGATCTGTCATTTCCTTCTTGATGTAAATCAAGGAGCGACGTACGTTGATGTAGCGATCATTTGGTGTGTTCAATAGTGTGCGACCACCCATTGAAACAATGCCTG